ACCTCGTGCACCTTTCGGCTGAAAATTCGGACGAGGCCGAAATGAAACGCCGGCTTCAGCGCCCTACCGGCGCGGGCGTGGACGTCCGGGCAGAGATCGAAAGCTGGAAAGAGCTTGTCACAAAAGTAAATTATTTTTATCTGGGAGGCAAGAAGCTGGGGCCGAAGCTCCAGCTCCGCAAAGTGTCCGTGAGCAACGTCGAGATCGACGACCTCGGACGCATGAGACTGGCGACGCTATCCTTTGAATTTAAGGAGTATGATCCCGACACCACAAGCGTGCCGGTAAGCACCACCGCCCTGAATGTGAAAGCCAGCACGGCCTCGAAATCCCAGAACAAACCGGCAAACACGCAAGTGCAGGCAGCGCCAAAAAAGACGATCACCGTCGGCTGCTATGTAAGGCCGACCGGGAGCAGGTATGCAACCGGCCAGACGATCCCGAACTGGGTAAAAGAGCGCAGCCATAAGGTAAGCCAGATCAAGGAAAGCCAAAACAAGGTGCTGCTCGGCCACCCGGACGGGATCAACAGCTGGGTATATCTGAGCGAAGTCACGCTCGTGTAAAGGAGGGAGGCCATGAGAGCGCAAGGAAACGGGCTCCCGCAGGTGTGCGCGGCCAACCTGCTGCGAACCGTGCGGGGCGAGGTGGCATACGACAGACTCAGGGGCCGGGACGGTGCTCTGATCGACCAGCCAAACGCCACCGACGCGGCAGCAGCCGACGCCGAGTGGGTGCTCGAAACCTACGAACCACGGGTAAACGCTGAGGAAATCGTCACGGATCCCTCTGGCGTTTTATCCGGTGAATTTAATATGACTGTGAATATCACGGAAAGAAAGGAGGACGAGGAAATCGAATGAGCGAGCTCCAATTCATAGAGACAAGCGCCCAAAAGGTGCATGAAACCATTATCAGCGAGCTGGAGAACGGAGTCAACGATCCGCTCTATCCGGGTGACGAGCGCCGGATCTTCGGCGACGCCATGGCCGAGGTGATCGTGGCCGTGTATAACAGTGTCAACGACGCCTGCAAGCAGAAAATGCTCCGCTATGCTCGCGGCTCCGTGCTGGACGCTCTGGGCGAAAACCGGGACACTCCACGCCTCGATCCTACCTTCGCCACCACAACGCTGCGCTTCGGTATCAACGAGGCCATAGCGTCAAATATTGCTATACCGGCCGGGATCCGGGTGACGAACGACTTCGTTCACTACTTCCTGACCGACGCCACCGTCGTGCTCTATGCTGGGAGCCTCTATGTGGAGGTATCGGCCACGGCAGAAAGCGGCGGCACTGACTACAACGACATAGCGATCGGAGAGATCTCTCAGATCGTGGACGTCTCCGACGTGCCCCTGATCGACTATGTAACCAACACGGAAGCCACAGCAGGAGGCGGCGACCGGGAGGACGACGAAGCATACCGGGAAAGGATCCGGGAAGCAGAAAACCGGCTCAGCACAGCAGGCCCGGCCAAAGCCTACAAATACTGGGCCATGACCGCAAACCCGCTCGTCACTGACGCGGTGGTGGAGTCTGAGACAGAAACCGTCACGCGCACGCTGCCGGTATATGACGGCCACGCCTTCCAAGGCGGTGCCAATCTCCTGCCGGAAACCTTAACTGTGTACCTTCCAAGCGGAGCGGAGGCCGTGCCTCAAACGGACTACACCGCCACATATAGCGACGAACTGCTGACACTGGCACTCTCCGGGGCTCTGTCCGAAGCGGAAACCGTAAAGATCGAGATCACCCGGAACATGTACGGGCGCGTCAAGATCGTGCCAATATGCGCCGGTGGAGAAATCCCCGACGAGGACATACTGGCCGACGTGCTGGCGGCCTGTTCTGCTGACGACGTGAGGCCGCTCACGGATCTGGTGCAGGTGGAGGCTCCGACGACGTTCAAATATGACATTGAGCTGGAATACTGGACAACGAAGGCGAACGAGTCCGAAGTCGTGGAGAATGTGGAAGGATCCGGCGGGGCAATCGACCAGTATATCTACTGGCAAGGATCCAGCCTCGACCAAGACATAAACCCGGACTATCTGCGGAAACTGATCCTCTGCCCTCACTGGGAGGAAGGACTGACCGGAGCCACGCGGGTGAACATCATTAAGCCGGTATATACCGAACTTCCAAGCACCACCGTGGCCGAGTTTTCCGGGAAGCTGACCGTTTCCCACAAAGTAAAGGACTAAGGAGGCGAGGCTATGGCAGGAATGAAAATATCAGATCTTGACTTTGTGCGGCTCCTGCCCGCCTTCATGCGCGACGACGAGGCAGCGATCGCACTCAGCAAGGCCATGAATAAGCTCATACAGCCACCCGGCAACAGGATCCCGACGATCCGGACGTGGGACGAGATCGACAACCTCAACGAGCCAGAGTGTGACGAGCTGGCGTGGGAGCTGGACATTGACTGGTATGACTCCACCGGCATGAGTCTGGAAGAAAAAAGGGAGACGATCAAGCTCGCCCAGCAGATCAAACGCAAGCGCGGGACAAAATGGGCCGTTGAACGCCTGATCTCTGCCTACTTCGGCGAGGGCTATGTCATGGAGTGGTACGAAATGTACGACTCCCCCTACACCTTCGTGGCACTGACAACGAACACCAACACGGACGCCCAGAACTTTGAAAAGTTTGTGGAGGCCGTGAAGGCTGCAAAAAACGCACGCTCGCACCTTGCGGGCGTTTTCTATTACTGGCAGCAAGGGCCGGATCCGGGCATTGAGTACCGGCTGGACACTTCGCTGCACCGATATAACTTCGTGAAATGCGGCACCCGACCGCGGATCGCAACCGTCGGCTTTATCGTGCAGCCGAGCATTGACACGGATCCGGAGGAAACCAAGGGGCAGGAAATGATCCTGGCGGAGTATGCCATGGATCCCACCCGGAACGATTCCAAGATCGTAGTATTCGGGGACGCTAGCTTTATTTCGGATGAATACGTTTCCTCCGAGTATCTGACTGTGCCCACCTTCCTGTTCCTGTCCACCATTACCTGGATGTACAACAGTGACATTGATATGAGCATTGCGGACAAGGAAAAGACCTATGATTACATGCTCCTCAACAGCGAGGCAGAAGCCAACTCCATCCTGTATGTGTTTGGTGCTGCACCTCTGGTGATCGCAGCCATCGGCATTGTAGTCTGGGCAAGGAGGCGCAATTCATGAAGCAGGGCAAGATCATCGCATTGCTGGCAGGGGCAGTGGTGCTGCTGACCGGCGGGTACCTGGCGCTGCGGCTGAAAAATGCGGAAAAGACCAAGCAGAAGCAGGAGCAGGAGGCTCCGGTGAGTCTGATTTCCTTTGACGGGGATGCCACCGCCTCTCTGACGGTGCAAAATGAGGAAGGTACCTTCCGATTCCTGTTCCAGAATCAGACCTGGGTGCTGGACGGGGACGAGTTCACTGCCAATCCCTATACGGTGTCCGCTATCTGCTCCTATATGTGCAATCTCAGCTCCGTGAAAACCATTGCCAAGGATGTAACGGATCTTTCCCCCTACGGGCTGTCTGATCCGGTGGAGCTGACGGCGGTGACTGATTCCGGGGACAGCTATCAGCTGCTTGTGGGCAATCCGACACCCACCAATGAATCCTATTATGCAATGCTGCCGGGTACCACCACGGTGTATACCATTGACTACACCTCCGGCTCTGTGTTCCGGGCAAATAAGAACACGTTGAAAAACCGGTATCTGCTGGATGCATACAGCACGGAGATTACGGAATTTTCCCTGGAGCGGGACGGCAAGCTGATCTACAGCATGACCCATGATGCAGCTATGCAGTGGATCATCAACCAGCCCATCCAGTGGCAGGGCTATACCTCCAACATCAACGAGATCCTGGATACCTTTGTGCGTGCCACTGCAACTGCCTTTGTGGACAATAACCCCAGCGATCTGAGCCAGTATGGACTGGACCGGCCCAGCTACCGGATCCATGCAAAGACGAATGCCAAGGAGACAACGATCCTGCTGGGGAAGATGGTTTCCAATGCAGAAAACGAGGTGTCCATTTACGGCATGTTCCAGGAGAGCGGACAGGTCTTCTACATGACTAAGGCTGCGCTGAACTTCCTGGATGATGACCTGCTGAGCGTGGCGTACCCCTATGTGTACAACCCGGATGCTTCCACGGTCAAGCAGCTGGTTGTGGACTGCAACGATGTGCAGGCGACGCTGGAGCTGGATACCCAGAACAAGAAATACAACTGCAACGGGGTGGACATCAGCGACATGGGGGACGAGGTGACCCAGGCATTCCAGGACTTCTACCAGGCAGTGGCAACCATGGGTCTGTCCCAGGTGGATCCGGATGCCAAGCCGGAGGGAGAAGCAGCGATCAGCTTCACCTATACGCTTCAGAGCGGCGAGGTGAACCGGGTGGAATTGATCCCCGCATCGGATACCACCTACTGGATCATGAAAAACGGCACTTACACCAACTTTATGACCCGGAAGAAGATTCTGAATGTGACCGGCGGAATCATCTCCAGTTATGAGACCCTGCAAAAGAAGATTCAGGAAGCGAGCAAATAAAAATAGCACCGCACGGAGCCGGATTTAGGCTTTGTGCGGTGTTTTCTTCGGGAGGGATGCAGATGCATAAGCTGCGGGCGGCACTGGAACGGCTGCAAACGTCCCCGTTCCGTGCCCGGTTTCATCTGTCAGAACAGGACAAGGCGTACATCGATCAGAAGGGATTGCAGGTGATCCGAAGCCATGCGGCAGAGTTTGTTGCCAAGCGACTGGCTCCGGCGTATCCGCAAAAGGATGGGAAGCAGACTCCCATGCGTGGACATCCGGTGTTCGTGGCCCAGCATGCATGTGCCTGCTGCTGCCGGGGATGTCTGGAAAAGTGGTACCAGGTCCCCCGGGGCAGAGCCCTGACCGAACAGGAGCAGCGGGGCATTGTAAACCTGCTGATGGCGTGGATCCTGGTGGAGTATCAGGCGGAACAGAGGGGCAAAGGAGCAAGTCATTCCGGATCCTGATATGGCGAGTCTGGCACATCGTGTTCTTGCAGACGTCGGAGCAATGGATTCAGCACTTTCCTCCAGAACTGTCGGAAGGAGTGGGAGTGTCCGAACACCCGGACAAGCGTCGGGCTGACTGCGTAATAGCATTGAATAAAGAGTCTTCCTAAATAAGAGCGTCGCAAAGTCAGATCACGGAATCTGCGAAGCTGCCATACCTGTGGACAATCATAGGAGCCGTAGACGCATGTAGCAATATAGCAGCCCTGCTTCTTTTTGGTTTTGTTTTCAGATTCACTTGGCTTTGCTTTGGGAGGGGCAGATTCAGTGGGCGCAGATGTGGGCTGCATCGGATTATCCGTTGATGGTGGTATGAAATCGGGTGTCTGACCAGAGAAATGATGTACCCGACAGACAGGTGCCTGCAGCAGTGCAGTGATACGTTGGCTAATGTAAGCCTGGTTGATGCCATAGGACGTCCACAGAGTCAGCAGAGGGATGCCTGCTTCTTCCAGGATCTTTTGTATTTTTTGATCCCGAGTATGGCGGTTACGTTCAAGGTGGGATTTGTCGTTGATCTCCACAGCAATTTTCGGGACATATGCGTGATCCGTGATCAGGAAATCGATATTTCTGAAAAGCTCATTATGATAAGATGCTTGATCAGTGCGGAGTACGAAAGCAGCCAGATTGATTTGAGGAAAGACAAAGAATCCAGCTGGTAAGGCATTTTGTATAGCGCCGAAAAAAGCAATTTCGCAGTTCGAGAGCAAGGCTTCTCGGCGCTCGTACAGAAAAGGATTGGAATTTGGGTTGGATTCCGCCTGTGGGCAGGAGGCGTCTTTATGATGCCATTGCTTGCAGGTGGTGCATTTTATAATTTGCCCTTGTTCCTTTAATATGTTGCAGTTCCAGCATAGTGGGTATTTTCCACTTTCTGCGCCGCATACTTTACATTTCATATGGTTCCTCCTGTCTGTCTTGTTATGTGGATATAAAACACAACAATAGTATACAGCATTTTTTACAGGATTTCAAGCTTTTTCATTCTGTCAATTCGCAAATTCATTAAATTATCATATTTTTG